ATGAGCTATCTATGGCACTCTTCAAAATTTAAGGGCGTTCGTTTTCGGGAGCATCCAACCCGCAAGCACGGCATCGTGGCGGACCGCTATTTCGTCATCCGTTTTCAGCTAGACGGCAAACGCCGTGAAGAGGCGCTAGGGTGGGCTTCCCAGGGCTGGACCGAGCAGAAGGCAGCTTTAGAGCTGGAGAAGCTTCGGACCTCAGGCAGAATCGGAGACGGCCCCTGTTCGCTTCGGGAAAAGCGTAAGGAGCAAGAGGCCAAGCGCCAAGCCGAAGCAGACGCCGAGACCGCCCGGAAGGTCCAAGAGGAACGCGACAACCTTACCTTCAACCGCTTTTTCGCGGACACATACATGCCGCAGCAAAAAGCCGATGGGAAAAGCGCCAGATCAGTAGCCCGGGAGGACGAGTTTGCCCGGTTATGGATCGGGCCAGCGTTCGGCAGTAAACCCTTGCGGAAAATTGCCCCGCTGGACCTCGAACGCCTCAAAAAGAGCATGACGAATGCCGGCAGGGCGGCCCGTTCGATTTCATACTGTTTGGCCGTCGCACGCCAAGTTTTTAACCATGCAAAGCGCCTAGGTCTCTATGACGGTGAGGCCCCGACCGCCAAGGTAAAGAAGCCCACCGAGGACAACCGCCGCGTCCGGTTTCTGAGTCACGAGGAAGCCGACCGCCTGCTTGAGGCCTTGGCCCTGAAAAGTCCGAACGTCCATGACATGGCCCTTCTGTCCTTACACTGCGGCCTTCGCGCCGGGGAAATCTTCGGGCTTGAGTGGGGGGACGTGGATATGGATCGCGGCGTCATCACGATCCGGGGCACGTCCGTCAAAGCGGGTACGCGCACCAAAAGCGGGAAGACTCGCCCGGCCATTATGACCGACGCCGTCAAGGAGATGTTTGCCCAGCGCGTTCACGGGCAGCATCATGACCTCGTTTTCCCCGACCGGAGCGGCAAGAAGGCTGTCCAGATTTCGGACAGCTTCAACCGGGTGGTAAGCGCCCTAGGATTTAATGAAGGCGTCGAGGATGACCGCCAGAAGGTGGTTTTTCATACCCTGCGGCACACGTTCGCGTCTTGGCTGGTGGAGCAAGGCGTGGACCTCTACACGGTCAAGGAGCTTATGGGACACGGAACCCTGGCCATGACCGAGCGTTATAGCCACTTGGACCCGGAGAAGCTCCAGCGGGCCGTGAAGACCCTGGAAGAAGGAATCCGGGCCAAGCAGGGGAATGGAGAGAACGTGGTGGCGTTGCGTTCTAGCTGAGTTTTATTTTAACATACTGTTATATTTGATAATTGTTGTGAAATAAAAAATAATGGTTTTTGATGTTGACTTTAGTCTTTTTTTAAGACTAAAGTCTTCCGCGTGGACACAACTTTAACCGCCTACATTGAGGAAACCATGAAATTCACCATCAAGCCCGTGACTGCGAAGGCCGTTTTGGCAATCACCGGTCCGACTCCCAGCAAAAGCCAGTTGATGCGAATCGCTGACACCATTATTCGGCCATATCGCGAAGCCGAAGGGACGGGGTCAAATCGTCTCTTTGACTTCGAAAATCTTGTGGAAATCGGTATCTGGCAGCAATTGCACAGCTATGGCATGAAGGAAGGGATCATCAAAATCGTCATGTCTCTCTACCGAGAGCAGCTTTCAACGCGCGGCGATGATGCCCACGGTCATGGCTACCTTGCTGTGAATGTCGCCATTGGTGGGGCCAGTGATTCCCCGGATGGGAAATACTACATCAAGGCTGACATCATCAACGAGGCCGATATCACAATGATCTTCAGATGTTCGCCCCAGGTCTCGCAACGACTGCAAGGGACAAATGCGAGTGTGGTCCTGGTTGATTTGGCAGAGATTCGCAAGCACTTGCAGTCTTTTTTCGACAGCAAAGGAGAGTTGCTGCCCGGCTTGGTCGATTAGCAAAAGCCATCAGCAAACCCCTGGACCGGGCCGGTATTCGCAGTGCCGGCCCGGGGACCGAGGGGGCAACGGGTCTTCGCGACGTTCGCAGCGCCGCCAAGGGAGCCAGTGCAAAACCTCCCTTCCCATACTGACCCGGCCAGCGCAAGCCCCATTCTCGGCTCCCCCAGGACAACCCCCGCGACGTAGCGGGGTCTTCGGAGTCGCCATGCTTTCCGAGTCTCCTTTTGCGCCCATGGCCGCACGCTGGCCAAGCTCCCACGTCGCCCGCAGCCGCGTAGCTGAATTTTCCGGCGGCATTCTTACTCCCAAGACCATGGCCAATCTCGACGCCCTGGGCAAAGGCCCCAAAGGGCGCATTCGCGTTGGAAAGGCTGTCGCCTATGAAGTGTCCAAGCTTATCGCCTGGATGGAATCCCGGGTCACGTTCGAGGACGCGGACCGGGGGGAATAGCCGTGAAGGGGACCATCAAGGTCTTCCTCGTGTGGCTTTACTGCCACGGCATCCTTTCCCAGGACCTGACGCAGCGCCTTTATGACGCCTTGCGCCTGAAGCACGCATAGAGGCGGTGACATGGGACAGATCGATAAGCGCGAAGTGCTTGACCGCCTGGATATTCGGGGGTTCTACCAGGGAGAATTGCCCGAGCTCCGGGGCCAGGGCGATGAAATGAACGCGCCCTGCCCATTTCATGACGACCAAGGCCGTCACTTCTACGCCAACACCAAGACCGGGTTTTTCAAGTGCCAGCGGTGCAACGCCGAAGGGGACGTGTTCCGGTTTTTCCAAGATCGGCATGGCGTGGACTTCAAGGCCGCTCTCTATGAATTGGCCAAACGCGTGGGACTCGGCAATGGCAATGGGAATGGAAACGGTCAGAAGCGCCAACAGAAAAGCGGCGACGACCATGCCCGGCCCATACTGACGAATAAGACGGCCCTTTATCATTACAAGAACGAACATGACCAATACCTTTTTACCACGGTTCGTTTCGAGGAGCTGGGGAAGAAAAAGACCTTTCGGCAGTGGACCTATGATTTTGAGCGGAAGGAATACGACCAGACAATAAAAGGTGTGCGGCTGGTTCCGTACAACCTCCCCGCCGTGTTGCAGGCCAACGAAATTTTTCTTGTAGAGGGGGAAAAGGACGTGGAGTCCTTGCGCGCCCTTGGCTTGGTCGGGTCCTGCAACCCCATGGGGGCCGGGAAGTGGAAGGACGACTACAACAGCCATTTTGCGGGCAGGTATGTAGTCATCCTGGAGGACAACGACGATCCGGGCCGGGAGCATGGGGCCATGGTGGCGAAGGCCCTCTATCCCGTGGCCGCCTCGGTCAAGGTGGTGGACCTCCCCGACCTCCCCGAGAAGGGGGACGTGTCGGACTGGATAGCAGCCGGGGGCACCAAGGATGCCTTGCTTGCCCTGGCCGACCAGACGGCCGCATGGAAGCCGTCTTGGGCCATGGATTGCGTTAGCGCCGCCGACTTCATGAAGGTGGAAATCGTCCTTACGCCCTTGATCGACGGCCTTCTCAACGAGCGCGAGAGCCTGCTTGTCTGCGGGCCGTCAGGCCTGGGGAAAAGCGTCCTGACCCTCAATATGGCCTTGGCCTGCGGCCTGGGAGGCGATGCGGGGCTTTGGGGCATGTTTCCCCTTGTCCGTCCACTTCGGACGCTCTTCATCCAGTCGGAAAACAGCGCCGCCGGCACGCAAGCCCGCCTTCGCAAGATCATTCAGGCCATGCCCGATATGGCCCCCGCCCTGGAGAATATCGTCATGCCCCAGGACATCCGCATGACCGGGGAACTGACGGACGACGACTTCCAGCGCCGGATTGCGGATGCTTGCCGGCGGTTTTGCGTGGACCTCTTGGTCCTTGATCCGCTGATTTCCTTCCACGGCCAAGACGAGAACGATAACGCGGCCATGCGCCGGTCTTTAGACTGCCTGACGGGCATTTGCGACCAAGCCAACGTCGGCACCATCGTCGTGCATCACGTGGGCAAGAACACCCTCGATAATGGCGTTTTTGCCGGGCGTGGCGCGTCGGCCATTGGCGATTGGGCGGCGAACATCCTCCTTATGAAGCCCGTGGAAATCGACGGCGAACGCTCCAACGTGATCGAGATGCAGCACCAAAAGGCTCGCAACTTCGAGGCGGCAAAGCCCTTTTTTCTGGAGCGGCGGCCGGACCTGGCCATGGTCCGCACGGATGACCCCAAGAAGCGCAGCAAGAACGGATCGCAGGCGCAGGCGGTTGTTGAGGCCCTGCAAGAACTCGGGGGCAAAGTGGGCAAGAAAAGCGACCTTTGGCTCCATTTGCAAACCAGCACCGGCAAACCGGAAACGTCCGTCCGACGCATGGTGAAGATGGCCTTGGACATGGGCGTCATCGTCGAATGCCGGGGCGAAGGCAAGAGCGGTGGAGCCGGCGGATTGGCCCTGGTGGAGATGGAGAGGTGCCAAGGTGCCACGAGATGCCAAGGCGCGCTGACACCTCATTAAAGCAAAGGATTAAGGGCACTTATCCAAGGTGCCAAATTTCAAGGTGCCAACTCGGTTTGGCACCATAAAAAAGTAAACAATTTCAACGAGGTGCCAAGGTGCCAAAGGTGCCCCCCTATAGGGGGAAAGAAATGGTGGCACCTTTCTTCCCCCCGCCGGGGGATGGGGGCCGAGATGACGGCAAAGGAGAGCGGAATGGGACAGGTCGAGACGAGGGAAAAGGCCAAGGGAACCATCCAGGCGGCAGAGGACGCGAGGCTTGAGGCGGAAGCCCTGGCGTGGTGCGAGCGCTTAAGCCGCAAGCTTGATCGGAAAAAGAGCCGGAAACGCTTCGGGGACCTGCATGAAAATCGTGGTTGATACCCGGGAACAAGCCCCTTTCGGTTTCTCCGGTTTGGAGGTGGAGATTGAGCGGGGCACCCTGCCTACCGGGGACTATTCCGTGCCCGGTTTCACCGACCGCGTGGCTATCGAGCGCAAGAGCCTTGAAGACCTCGTGGGTTGTCTCATGGGCAGCAATCGGGATCGGTTCGAGCGCGAGCTTGCCCGGGGCAGGGCCTACGAGCTTTTTGCCGTCGTGTGCGAAGGGTCATGGCAGGACCTCAGCGCCGGGGCTTATCGGTCGGAGATGCGCCCCAAGGCGGTCTTGCAAAGCGTCTTCGCCTTCATGGTCCGCTACCAAGTCAACTTCATCCTGGCCGGAAGCCGAGCGGCGGCCGAGTACATCACCTTTTCGCTTCTCGCCAAGTACATGCGGGAGATCGAAGAGCGGTTCAAGCAGGCATCGAAGACCCAGGTGTATAAAAAAGATACGGCTGCCGGCCGGGCCGAGGCGCGCCGATGACCCCGTCCGTGCTGATTGGGACTTGCGATCATGGGGAAGAGAGCGGGCCAAAGAGCATAATGGGATTCATAATCCGCACGTTATGAAAAAAAGAGACAATGATTTTTCGTAGTTAGCTTTTAAGAAACTGTGCTAACACCCGCTTGTCCCCACCATGTCCCCGCAATGTGGGCCAAGGGCAAGGGCACGATCAAGGGAAGTGCTCAAGATCATGAACAAATCATGAGCAAACGAGGTTTTCACTCTCTATGCCCTACTATAAGCTCAAGGATAAGGACCCCGCGCGCCATGATGATCCGGCCTTAAAGGTCAAGATTGTCCGGGCCAAGTTGCGCGACATGGTCAGCGGCAGACTGTCACGAGTCCAAAAGATGCTGATCGAAACGATGGTCCCCATGTATTTGGAGCTTTTGGACATGCAAAACACCTACGGCACTCCAGGATTCGACTTTGACCGTTACGTGCGCGTGCAAAATCTCTTCCGCACGAATCTTGGCCAGCTTGCCAACGCGGCCAAGGGTTACGGTCAGAAGGACCCCGAGTCCTGGGGCGTCAACCTGTCCGAGGTCTTGAAGGATGCCTAAGCCCAAGGCCAAACCCCGCAGCAATGACGACATCCTTGCCGCCTGGAACGCACCGGGGGCGGCGGGCTTTCATCACTGGCTTGCCGACGTGAAGCCCCGCATCCTGACCAAGGGCAACGCCTGGGAGCCCGTGGCCCTCGAACCCTGGCAGAACGCCTTTATCGTCGAAGCCCTGGAGCCCGGCGACGGCAAGCCCTTCCGGTATTCCATCGTCCTGCATGTGACCCCGCGCCGCCATTCCAAGAGCACGCTTTTTGCCCTGCTTGCCCTGTGGCTTTTCACCAGTCGGAGCAATCAGACCATCCAGGCCTTGGGCAACTCCGAAATCCACTGTGAGAAAGTGCAGATGCGGACCCTTCGGGGGATTATCCGCAACACCCCGGCGCTCAAGGCCATGATCGGGGAAGAGAACCTTCGCAAGCAGGCCATCGAATATCCGGGCCTGGGCAACATCATCCAGGCGTCCACCGTGACCATGAGCGGGGCCTTTGGCGACAAGCTCAACCTGCTTTGGGTCTCGGACTTCCACGCCTGCCCGGACACGGGGCCTTTCGATGCCTACCAAGCCTCGCTTCTCGATTCCGAGGGCACGCTTTGCCTGATCGACTCAAACACCGACCATGAGGGCGGGCACGTCCACGGACTGGAAATGCTGGCCGAGACGGACCCGGGCATCCTGTGCCGCCGGATCGAGTATCCCGACCTGGAAACCTACCTGCGCGAGGCCCCGACCTGGATCGACCGGGAAAAGGTGGTCCGGCTCCAGAAGACGCAACTTCCCACGGCCTTCTCCCGCGACATCCTGGGCAAACGTTCCAGTGCCCGCAACGCGCTTTTCCCGGCCGAGACGATCCAGATTTGCCGCGCCGAAATCCCGCGCCCCTTTCCGCCTGACCGTCTGGAGGACCTGACCGGTGGGCGCAAGTACGTCATCGGCGGGGGCCTGGATCGCTCCAAGAAGCTCTTCGGCGGCGACAACACGGTTTGGACCACGACCCTGAAGGTGGCGTCGGCCAAGGACGCGGAGCCGGAATACTACGTGCTCAACCAGGACGTGGTGGTGCCGAACCATGCCCGGTGCATCAAGAAGGCCATCCTTGAGGACCACAAACGCTACAACCTGGATGCCGTGACCCTGGAGCAATACGAGGTGGCCGACCTCAAGCCGTGGTTGGATGACCAGGACATCCCGGCGGAAGTCGTCAGCGCCCACGCCACGAACCAGAACCTTTCCTTCGTGGAACTGCACCGGATCGCCAAGGAAGGCCGGCTGCACTTCTCCCAGGGCCTGGAGATGCTGGCCAGTGAGATGCAGACGTTTGTCTACGAGGAGAAGCGCGACGGCAATTACACCTTCGGCCACGCCTCGCAGAAATTCCACGACGACACGGTGTATTCCCTCAACTGGTCGGTCTTTGCGACCCGGGCGGCGGTCCTTTCGGTCTACGCCTTAAAGCGCATCGAATGCCGCAATCTGCGTCCCACGCGGAGCCTGTGCTTTCTCATGGGCGGGGACATGGAATTGCTCTGTAAGCACGAGTGCGCGGCCTATCACGAGGTTGCCGAAATGTTCCGAGGCTACATGCGCCTTCGCCTGGACGATGACCATACCTTGCCCGGCTTCTATGCGGCTTACGTGAAGCTCGACGGGCCGCGCATCTATCAGGGGGTGTAAGCGATGCTTTTTGAACCGCAGGGGGCGGCGCTTGTGGCCGAGATGTTCCGGGGGGCGCTTTACGCCATCAACCGGGACCGCAAACGGGATGCGGCCAAGCGTTTGGACTTCTACCACGACGGCCAGCTTGAGCATTTGCAGGAAGTGCTTGCCCTCAAGTTCGCGGAGCCGGGGAAGCTGACGCACTGCTTCGTCAACATCGTCAAGAAGGTGGTGGACCTCAAGGCCCGGGTCTATGCCGACGAGCCCAAGCGGAGCGTGGACGGGACCGAGACCGATAAGGCCCTCTTCGCGGAGATTGCCGAACAGGCCGCGCTGTCCATCAAGATGAAGACGGCCAGCCGGTACGTGAAGCTCTGCAAGACCTGCCTTGCCCGTCCTGTCTGGCGCAATGGCCGCCTGGACCTGGACATCCTGACCCCGGACATTCTGGACGTGACCACGGGCGAAAGCCCCGAGGACATCCAGGCCGTGCTGGTCACGCACTACCCGGACAATGGGAAGAGCGAGGAAGTCACCTATGCCTTGTGGACCCCGGAGACGTGGCAGCGCCTGGACTACCGGGGGAACCAGACGGACGGCGGCCCGAACCCCTACGGCGTGTTGCCCTTCGTGCCCCTGTGGGACCGCGCCCCCACGGATTCCTTCTGGATCGCGGGCGGGGATGACCTGATCGTCATGCAGGAAGCCGTCAACAAGGCCCTGGTGGACCTGCTCCACACCCTGGAGTTCCAGGGCTTCGGCCTGGGGTGGGTTCGCGGAGCCGAGGGCGGCGGCATCCTCGACACCGGGCCGGGCAAGATCATCGAGCTGCCCAAGGACGGCGAGCTTGGCATTGCCGCGCCCCAGGCCCCCATTGACGAGGTGGTGAACGCCATTGACCGCTTGATGAAGTGGTGCGCGGTCTCCAACGGCCTGCCGGGCTCTTCCATGAGCGTGGACCCCACCGACGAGTCCGGCGTCTCCAAGATCGTGGGCAACGTTGAGCTTGAGGAGTCCCGCCGCGACGATATTGCCCTTTGGCGCATGTACGAGCGCCGCGTCTTCGCCACCATTCAGGCCGTCTGGAACCACCACAACCCCGGCCGCAAGCTCTCCGACGCCGCGACCCTGGCCGTCGATTTTGCCGACCCCAAGCCGGACACCAGCGAGAAGGACCAGGCCGCCACCTGGGAGCTTCTTTTGTCCATGGGCCTCATTTCCCCCGTGGACGCCGTCATGGAGCGAAACCCCGACTTGGCCACCAGGGAAGACGCCATGGCCTACCTGATTCAGGTTCGGGATGAGACGGCCGCCTTGCAGGAAACCAAAATTTAGCGCCCACGCAGGCGTAAAACGCGAGGAGATCATCATGGAAGACCAGAACCAGCAGCAGGACCAGACCCCGAACCAGGGCCAGCAGGGCACACCCGGGACCGCCCCCGACAAAGGCGAAAAGACCGTGCCCTATGAACGGTTCCAGAAGGTCAACGACGCCAAGAAGGCGGCCGAGGAAACCCTTTCCGGGATCGTCACCGAGCTTTTGGAGGACATCCCGGAGGACCTGCGGGACATCGTGCCCGACCTGCCGCCGGCCGAGAAGATCAAATGGATTCGCGCCGCCCACAAGAAAGGCGTTTTCGGCGGCCGCGCCCCGGAGCCCAACGGCCCGGACAGCAAGCGGCCCGGCGGGAAGCCTCCCGTCGATTACTCGAACATGACCCCGCAAGCCATCATGGCCACCGGGTACAAGTCCTAAGAGGAAACCACCATGTTGACCCTGACCGAAGCCAGCAAGCTGATTCAGAACCCCTTGCAGCGGGGCGTTGTGGAAATCTTCCCCCGCTCCTCGGCTGTCCTGGAGCGCCTGCCCTTCATGGACGTGGCCGGCAACGCCTATGCCTGGAACCAGGAACAGACCCTGCCAGGCATCGGCTTCCGTGGCTACAACGACACCTACACCGAGAGCACGGGCGTCATCAATCCGATGACCGAGGCCTTGAAGATCTTCGGCGGCATTTCCAAGGTGGACCGCGCCCAGGTGAAGACCCAGGGCAAGATCAACGACATCCGGGCTACGCACGACGCAATGAAGGCCAAGGCGGCGGCCCTGGAGTTCACCCGGGTCTTTTTCAAGGGCGATGCCGAGGCGGATGCCCTGGCCTTCGACGGCCTGGAAAAGCGTCTGACTGGCAATCAGGTCCTGGCGGCCGGAACCGCCGCCGGCGGCGCGGCCCTGACCCTCGATATGCTGGACCAGCTCATGGACGCCGTGCAGGGCGGGCCGGACGTGCTCTTCATGAACAAGACCATGCGCCGGAAGGTGAACGCCCTCATGCGCGCCAGCAATCAGGCCACGGAACCCATTTCCGACGCCTTCGGCCGCCCCATTTACGCCTATGCCGGCATCCCCATCGGCGTGATCGAACAGGACAAGGACGGGGCCGAAATCCTGGCCTTCGACGAGCAGGATGCCCAGGCGACCCCGGCCGACGCCGCTTGCACCAGCATCTATGCCGTGCGCTTCGGTGCCCAGGAATGGGTTTCTGGTCTCCAGGCCACGGGCGGCATGGAAGTCATCGACCAGGGCTTGCAGGGCATTTTCTATCAGACCCTGATTGAGTGGATTTGCTCGATCACGGTCTTTCACCCGAAGGCGGCCGCCCGCCTCAAGGCCATCAAGAACGCATAGCAACCACTCGGCAAGCGGTTGGCGCAAGCGCCATCCGGTCCGGCCTGGGGCCAACATCGCCCGGCGCGCCTCAGCTTCAAGGCGAAAAGGCCGAACCCGGACCCGCCGGGGCCCGAAAACGCGGGGGCAACCCCGTCCCGGCAATTTTTCAAGCGAGGGATGAACGATGGCCGAAGTGCTCACAGGGTCTAACAGCTACGTCACCGAGGACGAAGCGGACAACTACTTCGAGGATCGCCTTTACGCAGATGCCTGGACCAGTACCGGCACTGACAAGCTGGCCAAGGCCCTGGTGATGGCCGCCGTGCTCCTGGATCGGCATATCGTCTGGCAGGGGGCAAAAGCTTCCCCGGACCAGGGCATGGAGTGGCCGCGCCTGGGCATTCCTGGCATCGCTTCCGACACCACGCCTAAGGCGGTCAAGGTGGCCCAGATGGAGCTTGCCCTTGTGCTCCTGGCCAAGGACACCACGGCCTTGCCCGACACGGCCGGCATGAAGTCCATCCAGGCCGACACCATCAAGATCGAGGTGAACCCGGACGACCGCGTGAAGGTCATCCCGGACCAAGTCTTTGCCCTGGTGGCTCCCTATGGCTTCCGCAGCGGCGGCTTGCGCTCCATCAGCCTGCGGAGGGTGTAGCCATGGGACTGCGTGCCGTACTGGCCAGCGCCACGGCTTCGGCCTTTGTGGCCTTGGGCGACATCCCGGCCGACATCATCATTCGGCGCACCGAGGAAGGCGAGTTCAACCCCTCGACGGGCGCTTATGACGAGGGCGCCACCACGGACTATCCCTGCCAAGGCATCGTCACGGGCTATTCCGACTTCCTGGTGGACGGCACGCTTATCAAGACCGGCGACCGCAAGCTTTCCATCCGGCAGGCGGAAATAACCATCCAGCCCGAGACCAGCGACAAGATCATTTTCGAGGCCCGGACCTGGACCATTGTCAACGTCGAAGCCGACGTCGCTTCCGTCCTGTGGAAGATTCAGATGCGGGCATAGGCCATGGCCGACAAGTACCTCGACGACCTTCTCAAGTTCCAGCACGCCGTGGACCAGCGGGCGACCGGCCTTGCCGAAGACATGGTCCGGGAGCTTCGGGCCGCCCGTGCGGACATCGTAGGCAAGCTGGCGGCCCTGGCCGACGATGCCGGGGATAACTTCGCGGACATGCCCCTAGGCCGCAAGAAAGCCCTTCTGGAGGCCCAGGCGGCGGCTATCGACAAGGTGCTTGCCCAGGTCTACGCCACGGCCGGCGACCAGCTTCACGAGGCCGGACAGGACGTGATCCAGGCCAGCGCCACGCAGACAGCCGCGGCTATGTCGGAACTGACCGGTGGGGCGGCGGTCGGCCTCGGCACGGCCTTCACCCTGGACATGACGAAAGCGTGGTTCGAGTCCTCGACCGTGGAGGGCCTGACCATCAACAACTTCCTGGCCAAGCTCCAGGCCAGCGCCCGGGACCGCATCATCAGCGCCGGCAGGCGGGCCTTGATCGAGGGCAAGGGCGTCCAGGCTGCGGCCCGGATGATTCGCATGGAGGGTATCGAAGGCAGCGTCCCCGGCCTGGAAGGGCTGGCCCGGACCTTTCTTCTTTCCGCCAGCAACCACGCCCGGGAAACGATCATCGAAAAGAAGTTCTCCGACGTGGTAGCCGGTTGGAAGCGCGTTGTCGTGCTCGACGGTCGCACCTGCGTTGCCTGCGGGAGCATGGACGGCAAGGTCTACAAGCCCGGGGAGCCGCGTCCCTCCCTGCCGGCGCATTGGCGTTGCCGCTGCCTCTACACGGTGGTGACGCCCACTTTCCGGGACTTGGGCCTTGATATTGACGAGATGGCCGACACGGGCCGCACCACGGTCAAGCACACGGGCAAGACCGTTCACCACAAGGACGGGAGCACCAGCACGAAATTCAAGGTGGCTGAGGTTGACCGGACCAAGCCGGGGGAGACATATTCCGACTGGATGAAGCGTCAGTTGGAAGAAGACCCCGCCTTCGTGCGCCGCGTCCTGGGTAAGACCCGGTTTGAGCTTTTCAAAGCCGGTAAGCTGTCGCTGTCGGGGATGGTGACGGACGGGCGGATCAAGAATCTTTCGGATCTGTAGGAGGATATATGGCCACAAAAACAGATGTTGAGGAATTTACCAGGATTTTACAATACTTCAAGGAGGGTGGAGAGTACCCCGGCGATTCGAAGCCAAAGATATTGGTGGCAGTTAAACAATTCCAAGAGGATGAAGCCCGTCTGAAAGAAAAAATAGCGGAGAAAAACACTAAGAAAAAATAAGTCACTTCTTGTTTAAAATCCCATCCATGATCCTCGACGTTCTCTTGTTGTAATACAGGACTCTTCGCCTCGGTATCGATGATAGAACCTGCACCCATCGACAGGGCAAGAATAACATTCACCATTATCTGTTAATCTTATTAACTTTCCTTTGTTGTCATGGCAGGGAAGACAAAAGGGACCGTCTTTTGTCCCGTCCTCTTTTTTTGTCCAATAGACACCGCTCTCAAAATAAACGGCATCCTTCTCCGCGAGCTTCTTTTTAAGCAATAAATTATCTTCTCGAAGATCGACGCAGGTCTCGCGTAGACCTTGGACCATTTCGCGCAAGTCCATGATCTTTTCTTGCGCCTCAAGGGTCATGCCCTTCTTGAGTAGGTCGTTTATTGTCGTGATAAGTAACTTTATATCATTGCCATTGGGAATAAACATTTTATTGCCCTGCTTAGGAATGCACGTTGTTTGCTGCTATGATGTATGGCTAAAAATATGTAATCAGCCTCTAAAGCTTCGAGCTGCAGTGATCGCTTCATGGACGCGCTTGTCAAAAAATTCTTCTTCAAGCTGGGAAAGCCGTTCTGCGGGCTTCCCATTGACATCCACTAAGCCGCTAACAAACAGGCGATTTTCCGCAGCAGCGTCAGCATATAGGAATGCAACTTCATCAGAGCACCAGCCTTTCCCGTCGGCAGAGAATGCTAGTTCATATGCTACAAAGTCTGGAGGCCCTTCTAATAATAAAATTGCATGAGTGCTTTCAATGGCAAAGTCTATTGCTTTAGAAAAATCTCCGCCATATGGCTTTACTTCGCAGTAATATTTACCGAAATACGGGAGATAAAAGTCAGGAAGATACGCTTTTCCTGTGTTCAATAGGTAGCCTTGTGGCTCGTACTCAAATTTAATGCCGAGGTGCTCAAAGAAGATAGCCCATTTTGCCTCTAGACGCGACCTAAAATGGTAGCCATTGTAGTGTGTTTCGATGGGTTTCATGCTTTATTTGTGGCTATAGCTGCAACTGGCCTTTCAACGATATTGTAACAGGTGCATCAAGACCCAAGGCCTTGGCCTCTACATCTTTAATCTGAATTAATCTATGCAAGGCAGTGGTAACGTCTTCAAGAGGTTCCCCGAGGATTTCTGCTATTTCATGGCGCGTCTTCCAATTAATGGACAATTCTGGACTTTCACAATTCAATACTCCAAGAATCTTTTGATGTAACTGGAGCATTTTCCCCTCCTAAGGCGAGTTGGAAGTTGAACGTAAAAGTTTAATAAAAACGTGTTATTGTTTACGAATATACCTTGTAAGATTTTTAGGCAATATTTTAAATTTCTTCAAATAAATCTCTGAGTTGGCAATCTAATGCTGTCGCGATGGCGGCAAGGGTATCGAGAGTGCAACGTCCGATCATATTCCCCCGTGCACGCATGATGGTTTCAAGGGCGAGTCCCGTTTTTTCCGCCAAGGCACGGACCGTAACTTCCTGCTCTTCCATAATTTCTTTGACCTTGCTGGTGATCATGCGAATCTCCTTGTTTGAATATATCGGAACAAGTCTTGACCTGTCTGTTTCGGTATATTAGAACAAAACCAACAGCAAGGCCGACCAGGGAAAGGCCAAATAAAACAGCCCGGCAAGGTGCTCCAACACTCTGCCGGGCCTAACCAGGCAGCCGCGTAGGGAGGCGGCAACCATGGCTAATCCATTCGTATTCATCGACGGCAAGGAAGGCAACCGACTTATCCCGGAACCCCGCATCTTCCGCCGCATCCGGCGGGTCAAGGAAGTCTGGAACGCCTTCCGCTTTCTGGCCCGGGGCGGCCGTTTCACGGTTTACCTCGACTTCTCCGGGATCGATCCGCGCGTGCTGAAGCCGGTGAAGGTCACCATCGGACACGATGGCCGCGTGCTGGACCTGAAGCGCGAGCGCCACAACGCCGTGGCCGGCTCTATGACTAGGCTGTCCCGCCTTGCCGGGCTGGAACTGGCTCGGGACGATGAACCCGGGTTCCGCGTCCGCTGGAGTGAATCAGCACAGGAGAAAGCCTGGGAGGACGCCGGATTCGACGTGACCAGGGCGGCCACCAGGGTGGTTGTGCAGCCCAAGGGGGTGCCCCATGCCTAGCCCCAATCCTGACATCCCCGCTGCCGTCAAGGCCATCAACCACGCCCACAGCTACTGCGCCTTGATGCGCTCCTTACTTGAAGGCCGCGTTGCCAGCATTTCGGGGGACATGCTTGGCGGTCTCCCCCAGGCGTTTGAAACGGTCGCGTACAACCTGGAAGTCGCCCTGGACGCATTGGAGCAGGAAAAATGACCACCACCGAACGCCGCGAGGTCTCCCACGCCGTGCTGGCCCTGGAGAACTTGGTCAACCAGTTGGTAGCCCTGTCCGATGGCTCCAGGTCCGTACCCGGCGCGAACGTCCAGGGGGTGGCGTACCTCTTGGGCCTGACCACGGAACGCTTGGGCAATCTGGTCGGCAACGGGCCGGTGGAAGGACAGCCGGAATAG